GGACAAAATGCACGATTGGTTAGGTAATCTTTACTGTTCATGGATAGTGTACACCTAACGCAATTTCTTCAACTTCTAAATCGGGTCCAGCTTCTAATATTTTTATCAAGGTTGCTGCCCAATGATCAACATCGGCATACGGTCTAGGGCTTGTTTGATTTGGTTGTGTTGCAATGCCGCCCGGTTTAACTAAACACAACTTGGGCCAACTCTTAAAATGTCTCAATTGTCTTATTGTTTCTTCTAATGCTTGCTTTTGAACGTAGTATTCGGTCATGTCTAAACCAGGTAGGCTGCTGATAGGGGCAGATGTAAGCATCGTACTAATGTTTACTATCTTCTTACCTTCTTTACCTTGCCATGCACGATATATTTCAAATAACAATTCTGTTTGAGCAAACCCAACTTGTGCATTGTTTATAAACATGTCACAAGGTTCAATTACTGCTAGTAGTTTAGAAATGCTTCTTATATTATATCCATTACGTCTACTAAGTCCAACAATCTCGTGACCTTGTGCTGCGTATAGTTTAGCTAACGCTTGACCAATACCCGCCGAGTGCCCAGTGATCGCTATTTTCATTCTAAGTATCCAATCGCTTTATAATCCCCGTAAAACTTTTTGCTTGTGTATAAATTCATCTAGATCAGCTTGATTATTTTTTTCTGTAGCCACTATTCCCAAAAATATTGATTGATATGGTAAAGTTAAATTATTTTTATACTTAACATTAATTGCATCCGGAGAGTGCAAAAATGCGTATGAGTGATTTAATTGATGATCAGCAACAAACTTTTTAATAGCTTTAAAATTATGAATATTCAATGCACTGACTGTGGTCCAAGTATTCACCTGTAATCTATCTATACCTTTATAGAACATTAAATTTTTGTAAAATTTGTCCCATTTTATAGGCCAGCGTACATAATCGTGTGTTTCTTCTATTCCGTCTAAACTTACTGTAACTGTTACTTCTATATCTCTATTTAACATTTCTGTTATTTCATCAATTATCAAAGAACAATTTGTGTTAATTCTTACGGATTTTATATTAGAGGGTAAACGCTTTAACACATCCTGATAATTTTTGCTTGCGCTGGGTTCACCTCCATTTATATCCAAATGTACTATTCGTTCTGTTGGCAATTGCCAAAATCTGTTTGTATTATCTATAATTGGATATGTTCGTGATTGTAAGCTACCTATTTTGGTACTAAGTTCTTGATTGCAAGTTAAACATCCACTATTGCAAATATTATCTAATACTCCGCCAACAATTAAATAATCTGGTCTGATTTGTTTTTGGTGAAAGTTTATTGAGTTTAATCTTATGCTAGTTCCGTTTATGCTTTCTGTTTGGAAGCAGCGCCCACATTCTTTTGGTTTTAGTTGAGTTTTTGTGTTATATAACCAATTACTATTTTCCATTTCAATTAAAGAATTGAACTGAGGAGGATCGACCATGTGACCGCATCGACTTACAGTGCCATTAGGATTAAACCTAACATAATGATCTAATCTAGGACATTGCATAATTCTACGCTCCTACGGATTAGTTCGTTAAACACATCTGGATATCGATGTTTAATTGTTTGTACAATAAATTTAAAAGTTACTGTTTTGTCTAGTAAATCTTCTGTTAAAACTTTATCAATTGACAAATAAAAATGTATTTTATCGTTATCAAGATGTTTAGCTAACATTGGATCTTGGCTTTGATTATATTTTAGTGCAGTAATGTTAGTAAGTGATGTTATATGATTAATTCTAAGTTTTGCATTGGTAAATCTTTGCAGATTCAGCAACCAATGAAACTGCGGACAAAAATGTCTATTCAAAAACAAATAATTACAAACAAAGTGTAACAATGTAGAACGATCGAGATCTTTATTGTGTTGTAAAAAAGTATTTACACCGCTCACAAAACGATCATAAGGGTTCCTGACATAAATGTCTATGATAGGAATAGTTGGTAGTTCATCATGTTCCACTAGTCTAAATCCTGAACTATACAAGCTACTACTACCATTTTTGTATATAGGATAGACATATCGTTGTGATGGTACTATTTCTAGCACATCACAACGATCTGGAAAAATGATGTTATCCAATTGCGATAACATCAGATTGCCTTACTGTTTGCTGCGGTTCCGAATCATGGCCAAGATGTCCTCGGCTCGTTGACTGGAAGGTTTGGCAGCAGCTTGCACAGGGGCAGTTGCTACTGGTGCGTCGTCTTCCCCATCTGCATCAAACGGTGCAGCTGATTGAACTGGAGTAGGTGCTGCCTTGGCTGCTGGAGCAGGTGCAGCAGTCTCTACATCATCACCACCGCGACCTTGAAAGCCGCTGGGCTTGTAGTATTGACTCCAACGATCTGGATCGTATGCTTGACCATCTACACTGGCTTCAAACATTTCTTTGAGAACTTTGAGTTCTACTTCGCCCGGACGTTTAGGTAAGAAGTCAGCGAGATTGTAAAGACCAAAGCTATCAATCGCGGCTTGTTCTTGTGCAGTTAGCGCAGTCTCTTTACGACTCCACTTGCTGGTACTGTAGTCTGCATAACCACCTTTACTTGTTTTAGTAACAGTAAAATCCAACCCGGCGGTGTAATCTGTAGGCATGCTTTCTAGTTCTGGGTCCATTAGTGCAGCCTTGATTAAATTAAAGATCTGGGGACTAATAACGAATCTACGAATAGGATTCTCGGGTGTTTTGTCGTCCGCTAGTGGATTCTCCCTTACAAAACCTTGGAACAAGTATGATTTCTTCTTCCAATACTTGCGACCCATTTCTTCTAGTCCTGGATCTTTAAACCAAGTACGTACTTCTGCTAGAATAGGGCAAGCGTCGCCATACATTTCTACACAGGGTACTTGTACAACAACAGGTTTTGAATCTGCTTGTCCTTTGATACCTGCAAACGGTAAACGAATCATCAGTCGTTCAACCCAGAAGAATGAGTTGCTTGTATTTGCGTCTGGTAAGAATCGGATTTTTGCACTTGAACCTTCTGGAATGTTCCAGTGTGCATAGATGGCGTTGTCGCCTTGTGATTGTCCGCCCGATTGACGGTTTTCTTGCGCTTGTAGTTTAGCGCGAATTTCTGCTAAAGATGTGGCCATAATGTTTCTCCTTATAAAATGCCATAATGTTTGTGCCTAGATATACAACTGCACCGTGCAATTGTATAACAATTTTATTTATGCTGTCAAAAGTTTTTTTTACTTTTTAATCAAACCACTCAACCAACGAATCATTTCTATATCTTCATTTACTACAGGTTCATCCGTTTTAGCTGCTCCAACCGGTTGCTGAGGCGGCGTTGGTTGTTGTGGTGCCGGTTGTGTGTTGGCGTTTTGTTGTTGCATGATCGACAATAAACTTTGTGCCAATGCCCGTTCACCATTAGACATCAACCAACCAATTATGGTATTCCTGATGTCAGCGTCAGGGCCTTGAGCTTGTGAAAGTTTTTTGATAGATGTTTGTAGATCTTCAGCATCAAGATCTTGTATGCTACCAATCGCTGCAATACCATCTACCCCATCCATTCCTGCTGCGATTGGTTTTTCAAATAATCTAGCAAGGTTATTTTCGTCCATGTCGTCTGTGTCCGAATCCCAAGTGGCTTCTGTTACACCAGTAGCCCATGATTCACTTCGTCAACAATTTCACCAGGATCGGCCATCATGTTCATTAATAATTCCTGACCACGTCTGCCTTGAAACTTTTTTAAGTTTTCTTTTACTTCATTATATCTGTGCATGGCGGCTTCAACCATACCGGTTGTTTCTGCATCTTCAAAAGTTCTATTACGCATAGCACGAACAAAATGTTTCATGCTGGCCATTTCACGTACCATTTGATTTATTAGTCCGCTGCCCTCATCGCCAATAGAACCACCCTCATTGAGGTGTCTTGCCAAAGCTCGAGCACCTTCTAAATTTATATGATCTAATAGAAATCTTTCTCCTATAGGAGTTTCAATAAACAGATTTTCGATTTGTCTTGCCCGGTCGCCGCGCTTTTCAGGATTGATTTGATTTTTGTGTCTTATAATAATTTTGTGTTTGCCCACGTCACCAAAACTCACACGTTTGTTATTGCCCATGCCATACAAACGACCCTCGGAAATGGCCAATTCATCTTTGTTAAATGTAGCGTCCGAACCAGCCTGTTGTCTAATGTCTTTTAGGTCCAAATTGCTTCTGTTTATGTCTCTGGTATCAAAAGTTAACATGTTTCTTCTTGCAAAATTCTTTAAATCGCGTAAAAAATTAAACCATTCTTTTGATTGCGTTTCATCTAGTGCATCGGTGATATTTGAACCATAATAAATCTTTAAACTGTTTTCATCAATTAGGCTGATTGTAACATTACCAAAATTTTCGCCATTGTCGCTGACATAATCAAAGTTGAAAAATCTTGCTTGTTCGGGATCAGTAATTCTTTGAGCTTTTTCGTC